GAGAGCGGCATCGAGATACTTCTGTTCGACGTCCTCGATGTTGGTTTTGTACCACTCAGACGAGGTGGAGCGGAGAAGTTGACCTACCGGGCTAGACGAGTTGTCGATGTACCCGTTCGCCGCGTTGGCGGTGGTGCCGTGGTTGACTAGAAAAAGGCCGTTCGAGGTGATTTCGGTTTGCGGCGTTCCGTTGACTCGGGTGAGAAGGGCGGTGGTGGTGCCGCTGATCAGGATCGCCGCCTTGTTGCCGTAAGTCGCAACAGCCGGCGCATAGGCTGTAAAGTCGAGAATTGAGCCGTTGGCGGCGGCACGTATAGTGCTAACCGAGCCGCTGCCGGTGTTGCTATTCGTAGACGAGAAACCGAAGAACTCGCTGTTGGCGCTCTTAGAGACGGTGATGCCGTCGCTTCCGGTAATCGTGCCGGTGATGGTCGTGTTACCCGCTGCCAGCGTCCCCGTCGTGGATATGGCGGCAGAGCCGAAATCAGGCCCGGATGCCTGGTAGACGTTGTTCGCGCCGTCGCACATCACCCACTTGTTGAGCCCGGTCTTGATGGTTGCTGTCGTGCCCGTGCCCGTGGTGATAATCACATCGCCCGAGCTGCCGTTGCGCACGAAATAGAGCTTGTCGACGTTCGGAATGGTGATCGTGCCGCCGGTGCCGCCCGTGATGTTGAGGCCGCGCTTCCGCGCTTCATCGGGGCCACCGTTGTTGTTGCTGAGCGTCTTTGAGCCGGAGAGCGTGAAATCCTCCACGCCGTCCAGTGCCGCGTCAACGAGGTCGCTCCCGCCCTGCGCATTGAGACGCGCGCCCCAGGTGTCGAGATATTGCCCCGGCTCCATCTTCTCGAAGCGGTTCGATGTCGTGTATGCGTCCGCTATGGCCGCCTCCTATGTCTTAGAGTGTTGCGCCCGTATCCAGGCGGCGCCAATCGGTCCCGTCAGAGACGGCCACCATCGTAATCGAGGTCACGTAGACGAGCCCCGCGCGCCAATCGGCCGCAGATGGCAGCATCGCCGGGGTTGCGTATTCCTGAAGCCTGAGCGGCGTTGTGCGGGCCTCCTTGCCGGTTTCGACAATGCGCCGTGAGAACTTGTGGAGCGCCGGGGATGCGTCAGCGGGGGCGTTCAGCCTCATCGCTCTGCAATCGCCAGATTGAAGCTATGGTCCATCTGCCGCGCCGACGTGGTTACTATCCGGCACTGGATAACCCCCGTTGACGAAGCAGTTCCCCCGGTGAGCCAGACGGTCGCCGTCGTGTCCGTCTTAGACGATGAGGCGATGGCCAGCCCCGCAGCCGTCGTCAGCGAGAATGCGGCGGTCGAGATCGTGTCGCCGGGATCGAGCCGGCGCGACCAATCGACCTGATAGTCGAGAATGTCGTTCGGGTCCTTGGCGGGAAGCGATCGGGCCATATTAAATCCTCATCTCAGACGATCACCAGCCTTGGATTGTCGCGCGGGACGGCCAGAATGCGGGGCGGCGTCGCGTCGCACACGACGGTGCGAACCAGTTGCGGAACCATGATCCTTCTGCCGATCGGCGTTGGCCGGATCGCCCGGATCGAAAGGCGCGGGACGGTGATGGTGCGGCTGTGGCCGTAGAGCGTCAGAATCCGCGCTGGCGACGTTTCCGGGGCCGCGCCCTGAACCAGTTCAGGCGAGTAGAACGTCTGCGTATTGGTGAAGAGCGAAGGGGTGAGAGTAACCGCGCCCGGTGCGACCGTCGGGCTGTAAAATGTCGAGCTGTTCGAAAGCGGGGACGGCGCCAGATCGACCGCGCCCGGAGAAACCGTTGCCGAGTAGAACGTCTGGCTGTTCGTGAACAGGTCGGGCGCGAGTGTCGCTGCGCCCTGCGCGACCGTGGGGCCGTAAAACGTCTGTGTATTGGTGAAAAGCGCCGGGGTTAGGGTGATCGAAGCCGAGGCGGCTGGATCGTAAAATGTCTGTGTGTTCGTGAAGAGCGAGGGCGTTAGCGTGACCGCGCCAGGCGCCACCGTTGCCGAGTAGAATGTCTGCGTGTTGGTGAACAGCGACGGCGTTAGGCTGTATGTGGCCGCGACCGTCGGAGCGTAAAATGTCTGGTTATTCGTGAAGAGGGTCGGTGTTAGGGTAACCGCGCCAGGCGCCACCGTGGCTGCGTAAAATGTCTGTGTGTTCGTGAAAAGCGACGGGGTGAGCGTTTGAGTCGCGGGGGCGGGCCGCAGCGCGAGCGTAACCGCCGTCCAGCTATCCGCTGCGTTAGTTGTGCCGCCGGTCCAGGCCGCCGGATCGAACGCGCCCGATGCCCACGCATAAGAGCCCAGCCCGACCATCGCATCTTCGCCGTCAGGCGACGTGTTGGTGAAGAAATTCGAAAGCTCCGAAGCGGTAAAGGCCGCACCCGTATTAGCCGCAGCAGCGCCCGCGACGATGACAACCGCGCCGGACGTCGTGGGCGTGATCGCCGCAGGATTAGGCCGACCGGTTCCCGTTCCGGTGGCGGTGGTCTCCGCAACGTCAAAAGGTGTGGTTGTGTCCTGCCCGCGCCAGACGTGAATGGCGACAGCGCCAGCATTGAAGCTGCTTCCGGTCCCGGACACGTCAACCGACGTATCTGGCGTTCCGCCCATCTTCTTCCAACTGACGGACAAGTTGGAATCGTAGGTAGTGCCGTTGGCGTAAAGCTCCTGTTCCTCCGCATAGTCCGCCGTTGTGACGCCTATCGTCCGGTCGGCCTGCGCTCCAACCGCATAGGCAACAATGACAATATCACCAGCCGCGGGGGCAGTTCCCGAGCCCCCCGTGAGATCCGTAAGAACGATGTTTGTGGTGCTGGTCGTCCCGGCGAATACAGCAACTTTTCCGCCAACAAACGAAAGGGCCATCTTTAGTCCCCCAGCTCAGTCGTCAGAGCTGGAAGATCCCGCTCGCGTTCCATGTGATCTTAGTGCGCGCTGGCTCGATGTTTTCGTTGTCTAAGCCGGCCGCACTCAAGGCAGCGGCGTTTGCTATACTTACCATCCTGCACAATCCTTAGATTTGCACCTGCAAGCGCATGGCCATTTTTGCAATGCGTCCAGTCCCGCTTTGGAGCCGGGACGAGCGCGTGTGCCGCAACGCATTCGCGAATCCGTGCGCCCCTTCGGCTCCCCATTAGGGGCAGGACCGCCAGCATCACGCGCTCCACCTCGCTCTGTTTAGTGATAGTGAGTCCATAATAGATTTTACCGGAGGGCAGATGGCGCTCTTTGACGAAGCCGTGGCCAGCAATCCTCTGTGCCCGCTCTATGACGTCGCGATCTACTCCGCCAACTTGCAGAACTAAATCCCGGCCCTGCCGTCTAAGCCCGAAATATCCCTCTCCTTCAAGAAGTCCGGCCAGCCAGTATATATCGCAATCATTGTTCATTTGTAATCCCCTTCTAGGGGATGCCGTAACACCTAAAGCTGAAATATACCAGATGCATTCCACGAAATACTAATGTCGCCGCCGTTCGGCGTGACCGGGAGCCCGGTGACGCCCGTGTCTATGTACGCCACCAGGCGGGACGTCGTGGAGACCCCGGTGTCGATGTAGATGATTATCGCCTCGACTGAGTTGCCGGTGACTGCCGTGTACGTCACGTTGTCGCCATCAAAGAGGCCAGCCGCAACGGTGGTGTTGGCGATGGTCTGGGGAGTGCCGACCACGCCCGTAACGTCGTTGTAAAAATCGTGCGCCGCCGAATAGGTGTAGGTGCCAGTGTCGACCAGCGCGGCCTTCACGGTGCCGCCGTCCATGTCGATGTTGGCGAGCCCGCCGAGCAGCGCGGCTTTGTAAATCGGGTAGATAGCGTTGGCCATTTGTCAGCCCCTGTTGATGTTGAATGAGGAACGTGCGCTCCAGGGCTCGTCGCCAGTTGAGCGGAGCGGAGCGATGCCCCTGCGGCGGGTTTCCTTGCGAAGGCGGCTCAGCGCCTCGCCCTCGGCGGACGCGGCGAGCTGCACGCCTTCGACGCCGCGCCAGATGTCGCGGAAGAGGAGGAAACGGGTGCGCGCGGCGATGAGGTCGTAGGCCTCGTTGGTCCAGACTGTCTCGTCGCCATCGCTCTCCGGCGCGTCGATTTGGGCAATGCCGTGGACGCTCAGCGAATAGGTTGCGTCGGGGATCGGCCAGAGCTGGATGATGCCGCCGTTCTCGGCCCAATGCGAAGGCTGGCCGCGGTCGGTCAGGGGCTCGATTTGCGAGAGCGAGACCTTTTGCAGCGGCACACCATTGCATGAAACCGTCTCGGGAATGCGCACCGCATAGGGCACGCTGACATAAGCCGTGCCGGACGTTGTTGGCGACGGCCCGCTGTCCCTGTTGAACCAGAAGGCCTCATCCGAATAATATTCGATCGCGCGCGCGATGGCGGTGGTCAGAGCCGCCTCCGCCTCGCCGCCAGAGGCGATGTCGTCCTTGTTGGTCTCGAGGCGGATGCGGGTCTTGAGCTCGAGCAGCGTTGCCATCAGACAAGCTCCCTTTCACGCCAGACGGCGAAGGTGTTCTCACCCTCGATGATTTCAGGATCGGACAATCCGCCAGGGTAGTCGTCCCAGATGATGAGCGGGGCTTTCACCCGCTGAATGGCAACCGTGCGGTCGCTGACGTTACGGGGAGGCCCGTCGATCACCAGCGCGTCGTAATCGCCGCCCGCAAAGTCGTACCATTTACCGGCAAGCGGCTTGCAGATGATGTCCGCCTTCAGATTGTATCGGTCGAGCATCGCCTGGAGGTGCGATGCCCACATCGGATCATGCTCGAGCGCCGTGACCTCGCAGCCGGCCGCCGCCATGACGAGCGTGGAGAGGCCGGAGCCGCATTCCAGCACGCGACCGCGGCAAAGCTTGTAGATGTGAACCAGAAGCTCGGGCGATGCGGACCAGCCGTTTGCCCACCCCTTGGTAAGCGCAATGAAGTGCTCGGGCTTCGGGTCGCCCGATTTAAGCGCCAATACGGCCGCGTGAAAGGCTTCGGCTAGTTCGGTAGCCTCAACACCGTGTTTGCGCTTCCAGAAGCGCCCCAGCGAGCCCTGCCACGTCTTTGCGCCCGTATGGGTGAACTCCATCTCTGGATCAACGTAGATCTTGAACCCGGCTTCGCGCGCCTTGTAGCAGAAGGCGTAATCACCCGACCGGCGCTTGCCGCCGATGATCGTGCGCTCGAAAATGACGTGGTAGGGTGTCGGATCGCCGGCCTGCCCAATGAACGACTGCGCCTTGGCAGCCAGTTTCTCGAACACATGGCGCTTGATGCGAAGGAAGCCAGTCGGAACGCCCTCGACTTCTATCAGCCCGTCCTTATCGGCCCACAATTCACCCTCGATGGGGAGAATGGGAAAATCCTCGACGTCCTCTTTCTTCGGATATACGCCTGCGTTAATGTCGCGATCGACGCTCACGAGGCTCAGAAGATCCTCGGGGCGAAAGCCGACATCGGCGTCGATGAATACGAAGTCGGTCGCGTCCGTTTTCAGGAACTCGCGCGCCATCGAATTGCGCATGTCATCGACGTGACAATTCCCCGCCTCGGTGCAGAGGGTCACGTTGAAGCCCGCAGCATCGAGCAGTTGCAGCCCGCCGAATACGGACGTGAAACACGGCACCTCGATCGCGGAATGAGTGCCGATGGCGATGAAGATGTGGGGGCCAGGACGAGCCCGGCCCCGCACGGTAGTGACAACCGGCACGCTTAGGTCTTGTCGACCAGATTGAGCGTGTCGAGTGCGGTTTGCAGCGACTTGGTGAGGCTGATGAAGGCCAGCGCCGCAGTCGAAGAGGCAAACGCCCACTTGCCCGAGGTCGCAACCTGGGAAATGGTCGTGGTGCCGATGTGCGTGACGGCGGGCTGAGCAACCGGGGTGGCGAGGCCGTAGAAGCCTACCTTCCCGCTTGCACGGCCGAGAACTTCGCCGTCATCGTTGCCGTCGCCGACAAACGTTGGAGTAGCCATAGATAATGCCTTTCAGAAAAGAAAAGGGGCTCCGAAGAGCCCCTAGGATCAGTTGAAGTGGAGGCGCGACGCGAACTGCGGCCGAAGCGTCTTGTAGCCGTAGAGGATATCAACACGGCAGGGGAGGTTGTCGTTGTTGATGTCATACTGCCGAACAAGGCGAAGGCTGAGCCCGTCCATGTTCTCACGACGGCCGAAGTCCACACCACCCGGCATGACCAGATCGGCCGTTGCGAAGGTGAACGCTTCCTTCTGGTAAACCAGCGAGGTCGTCAGGGTGTCAGACAGCGTGCCGAAGAAGGTAACGGCCTTCGATGCGCCGGCCGATACGATCGTGACGTTTTGCTTGGCGCCCGAGGTGATCGGAGTGGGCGAAACTGGCCATGCGCCGGTCGTGGTCTGCGCTGCGGTGGAGACGAACTGCTGAAGAACGCCCGTCGAGACCTTGGTTTCGGGATGCACGCTGTAAACACCGGCAACGGTGAAAACATCGCCTATGGACACGGTGCCGGAACCGCCGGTCGTGGTGATGGTGGCGGTGCCGGAGGTGATGCCGGTCGAGGTGTTCACGACATAGGACGTGTCCCCGGAACCGCGAGCGTGGCCAGGCCACATCGTGTTCTCGACGAAGTCGAAGCCGGAAGCTCGGCCCATGAAGCCTTCTTTGTACTGCTTGCCGAGTTCGCCGCTGTGGTTGAACAGCGTCTTGGTGTCCTTCACCAGGTCAACCATGTCCTGCGAGTTCATGTTCGCAGTCCGGTCGTTGGATGGGGCAAGGCCACGCTGCATCAGCACGCGGGCGTCGAGAACGTCGCCGTAGGTGATCGCGTTGCCGCTATCCCACACCGAGTTGTAGACATCCTTGTACATGCTCATTGCATCGGACTCGACGCTGGCAGCGAGGACCGACATGGCCGGCTCGATGATGCGCTTCGAGAAGTCGTCCAGCGACAGGGTAAGCTCGGCGGCCGAGAAGTTCATGCCAACGTGCTTCTGGCTGGAAATCGTCAGGGTCTGGCTCGTCTCGGGCGTGTCCTGCACATCCAAGGTCTTGCCCGTGGTGACGGTGTACTGGTTGGGCTCGCGGATCTTGAGGCTATCGCCGATCATGGCGCCGGATTTGGCGAACGAGTCGTCATATTGACGGTCGATCGAGCCGACGAAGTTCAGCTTCTGGTGCAGGATGCGAAGCGCCTCCCGCGTTACCTTTGTATCGGTAAGAATGGTATTCGCCATGGTGAAAAGTTCTTTCTAAGAGAAAATGGCGTCTCACGACGCGGATGGGTTGTGGGTCAGCCCCTTTTCAGAAGCTGCTCGTTGCGGCGACGAGTCCATTCGGCCGTGCTCAAGCGGTCATCCAGTCCGGTGGGCGGTGCGCTGCTGCGTCCGACCTTGGCTGCTGGAGTCACTTCCTGCGCCTTGACGATGCTCTTCGCCTTCTTTGTCTGTGCCTCGTGCTCGAACCACTTCACCGCTGCGTTGAGGGCAATGACGAGCTTGGGATCGTCGATCCCGTCCAGATCCTCCTTGGAGAACCCGAAGTGCTTTTGTCCTGCCTCTACCAGCTTGGCGGCGGTCGTGGGTGACCACTCGGGGATGGCCTTGGCGATCTCAGCGGCGCCCTCTTCAAGTCGCTTGGCGGCTTCCCGCTGCTCGTTGACTGTGCGTTCCTGCTGGAGTCGTCCAAGATGGGTTTCGGTCTGCGTACGGGCATCCCGAAGGAGTTGGTATTGTGTGAACGCCTTCTGCGCCTCGAACGGGTCGCTATCGTGAAAGGCGTTCCAGTCTACCTTGGCGAACTGGGCCAACTGGTTGTCGATCGCGACCAGATTACCGCGGGCTGATATCTCCTGCTCACTGGCTTGCTGGAAGGCGGTGCGCTCTGCCTCTACGGCCTTGCGAACCTCTGCCAGTTCCTGTGTTTTGCGGGTGTAATCGGCCTGCATCATCAATTCGGGCTTCAGCCAGGCCGGAACCTTGGCTTTCTTCCCGTCGCGCTCGATTTCCTCGAACTCTTCCTCTTCGGTTTCGGCCTGATCCTCGATGGGATTGCCGTCGTCGTCGAGTAGCTGTTCGGGCTGTTCCTGAACCTCATTCTCGACTTCCGCTTCAGACGTGTTGACGTCATCGGCCAGATTGGTCGTTTCGGTTTCGTCCATAAGTCCTTCTCTGGGATGTGCCGACGCCTCCCGACGTGGGCTAATTAGGCCGCTGCTCTCTCGCTTGGCGGCTCTGGATTCTGTGCTGCTATTGCGGCGGCCCTAATTTCAGCCGCGACTTTCATGCGCTCGGTTTCGGCGCGGTATTGCTCGATCGCGAGCCTTTGGGCTTCGATCTGGCGCTCCTGGGCACTCGCGGCTGCCTCGCTGGCGGCTTCCTGTTGCTTGATCTGAAGCTCGGCGTGCTTGGCCTGCCGGTCGGCCTTAAGTTGCTCGTTCTCGGCCTGAAGCTGCTGGATCATCTGCATGCCCTGCTGCATCTTCTGCTGCACCTCAGGCGGGATCTGCGGCCCTTCAGCGCCACCCTCCAGCTTGTCTGCGGCCTCTTCGGCGCCGGGCCAGTCGGAATTGCGAAGGTACATCGGCAAGAGGGTCGCAGCCGCCTCGGGGACGGCGCGTGTGACTTCAACAAGCTCGGCGCGGGCTTCTTCGCGCCTCGATGTGTAGGACGGCCCCGCGGCGACAGTGAGGTCATATTTGCCAGCAGTAAGGTCGAACACGCCCCCCACGACCTTCAAGCCCTCCATTTGGGGCTGCGCCGGCTGCCCCGGCGCAAGCTTCACCGTGGACGGCTTCAGATCCTCGCCAAGTATGCGGATCATGCGTTCCGTGCTGTAAACCTTGGGAATGAGGTCAAGCAGGATGCGCCCGCTATGCCGGATTGCGCGGGAAAGGTTGTCGATGAAGTGGAACGTCGAAACATCACCCTCGCGCTGCCGAGCCATGATAGCCCTGCCGCTGGTCTCGTTGCTCTTCGCACCCAACGAAGCGTCATAGATGCCTATGATCGACTTCATGTCGTCCGCGGCGTTCAGGGCCTCCTGAAGCGCGCCGGCAGGCACCCCGGCGAATGGCTGGCGCTGTGGCGGCGTTGCTCCGTTTGGAACCATCAAGTAAGGGTGCGACTGACTGTTGGCGGTCTGCCAGTTCGGGTCCAGCTCGAACGCCCGCTCCTCGCCGATAAACGGCGCTTTCGGAGCCAGCGCGATCAGCTCGGTGGTCGTGGTCCGCCAGTAGTTGAACATCTGCTGGGCAGACTTGGCATCACGGATCAGCGAGCGGAAATGGCGCTTGCCATCCTCATCGATCACCTCGTCGCCGTAGACGGGGATGATCGGGATATATTTTCCCGGCCATTTGACCGTCTTGAGCACTTCCGCGCCAGACATGACGCGCTGCGTGACCTTGAAACTCTCAACGTCTCGCGGCTCACCAACGGGTTCGATCCCAGCGGCGGCCAGTTCTTCGGCTTTCTCCTGATATTCATCGAGTTTCAGGATCGTGCCGTCAGACAGGGCAACAATCGCGCCCTTGACTTTCTCGCGCGTCCACCACTCGGCAACAATGACGTTATCGCCGTCAAGCCAGTCGGAACAGTCTCGAAAGTCGGCTTCCCAATCGGTCTTCTCG